CCAATGCCTGCATCAACTCATCGACATTGGATTCTGTTTGTTCAGTTTTGGGTTTGATATCGAGGTATTTTTGAACCATGAGACAGAGGGGCGGGTGGCTTTCCCACTGCTTGGTCATTACTTGAACGCGCGGCCAATCAAGGCCATAGGCGACTTGATCCCATGTCCAGCCGGTGCAATGGCAAAGAAATGCGATCAAGTCATCCCATTCGACAGGCTGGCCGCTGGTTACTTCCCCTCGGTGTCGCCTGCTTTTTCCATTCCAGATACGCTGGAGGCGGCATCCATGATTGAAGCGTAATTGCCTAAATCCAAGTTTTGACTGACTACATCAATACTTAAATCGGGGTAATTCCGAATCAGAGCGGCATGGATTACATCAACTAAATCGGCAGTACCTTTATCAAAGTCTTCCGCTTGCATCGCCTGTTGACCGCGCTTAAGCCGGCCCATGTAGATCAAAGGAATTGGTGGGATTACGTACTTTTCACCACCGAGATAAATCTCTTTACCGTCAAGTTTTGGCATGGTTGTTACTCGCTCAAGCTGTATTCAAAAACCTGACCTGATGGCAAGGCGTAGGCCTCAAAATCAAAGTCTGGAACCATAAAATCATCCTGCTTGGTGGCAAGAGATAGTTTTGAGCCGGTGCAGCTGAACAAGCGCAGCTTCATTTGTTTGCCTTGATAAGGCATATACAAATCCGCCTGAAAGCTGGGGCTGTAACCCATTGGCAAGTTCATCACCGTGGATTTAACGGCGCCGGTAACAGTAGCGGTGTATTCGTAATTGATGAACACACTCTTACCCGCATCAGCGGTGGCAAACAGGTAAACGCCCGCGCCGGATACCGTGTATTGGCCCGTGGTTGGTGCGCTGGCAACACGGGTATAAGGCAAGCCGGTGGTAGCGTTGATTACGCCTAAATCGCGGGTGAACGTACCGCTATTGGAAGGGGCTACAGTGATCGTAAAAGGCGTGCCGGGGATCACTTGCGAGGAGGTGGCGTAATCGACGCCAATCAAACCGCTGCTAAGGGTTTGCCCAAACACGACGCTGTTGAACATGGCCCCAAAAATCTGCGCAAACTTGGCTTTTCCGGAAATTTTGCCTTTACCACGACCGGAAGCGACCGGGAATTGGTTTTGGCCGTAAAGGGATTTATTTTCAAAGCTGATATCGACCGAGGCATCCTGCATGGTGCCAACCAGAATTGGCGTTGGATTGGCAATGACCGCGCCGGATGAATCGTTTTGCGGGGTTACAAACAGCAGACCTGCACCAAATAAATACATGGCGAATCTCCATAAAAAAACCCCGCTGGCGTGGCAACGGTTAGTTGCACGCTCAAACGGGGCTACAAATAAAAAAACCGCCAGAGGCTGCTAGGCCTGTGGCGGTTGTTGTTAGGGGTTAATGCTTAAAGCTGGTATGCGTTTGAATTGCAAATTGCGCGGTATTGCCGACTCACTAAACAGGCGCCAACTTCAGCGTCATCGCTTTGAGCCTCACCCCGATCATTACCTATAAGGGCGACAAGTCCACCAAGGGTTCTGTCCTGCATAATGGTGTTATGTGCAACGGCCATCAGCTCAAGCGCATCACTCTCTGGTGTGGACGATCGGCTAAGCGCAGCAACTTCAAAAAAGATTTCACGCTTCACCTGCATCCCGCCCATATCACTACTGGTGTCGCCCTGATAACGAACATCTAACGCGGGGGATTCATCCATCCCAAGCGGCTCTTCCAGTCGTCGAAAAACACGAGACCCCGCCGCTGTATTCGCATTAATCAGTAACGTTTGAACGGCGTTTAAAATGGTGTTGATTAAACTCATTCCAGTTCTGCCTCTGAAAAAACACCAGAATCAAGAATTCGAGCAACTTTCACTCGCCAATCCCGATTGCGAAACGACAGCACATCACCGCGTTTTAAAGTGACAGCCCCAGTCTCATACTCAATAACAGTCGTTAGAGACTGGGCGGCACCGCCAAGGATCAGTCCATCAGATTCACGCGGGCCAACTTGGAAAGGGACCCCTCCAAACGTTGCCGTTTCAAGCATATCCGCTCGTTTGAATGCTTTGAAAAACCGATCCAAGCCACGCATTACACAATGCCGTTCAAGCGAACTACTGCCGTGGTGTCAGTGTTGATTTTTGCGACAATCAAACAGCCCACCAAGGTATTTCCAGAGGAAGTCGTAGTGATGCGTTTATTGGTGTTATCCCAATAAACCTTGGTGCCAATTGAGCCGGTGTCTGCTGTTAGTGCCGTGATGGTATAACCGCCCTTTGTATCAATAACGGCTGGGGCACCATTGGCCGCATCTTTAGTGGCAATACCAAACAAAGAACCAACCAAACAACCAGCCCCGGAAACAAGGGCGTAGGGCGCTGTAACCTCAACAAAACGACCGTCTGAATATGCGTTTTTCATTCTGAAACTCCTAAAAGCAAAAAAGACGGCCTTAGCCGTCTTTTAATGGGTGAGATAGATGTCTGGTTAAGCGCCTGGGTTTTTGTAAAGGCCTTTGCCGTCCACTGCTTTGGCGGCGAAATCCAAACGGGCCTTGATGTCGAATCCATCTGAGTGGAAGTCAAGCATCGAATCCAGGTAGACCCCTTCATTGCCATCCAAGTAGCAGTACTCAATTGTGTCTACGCTTGGATCATCAGTTGCCAAGAACCAAGCTGTTGCGGAGTAACCATCAAGAACGGAATCAACGATAGGGGTTAATGCAGAACGTCCACCTTGGCGGAAATCATTCACATCGGAAGGTTTTGCGGAAACGAATCCGGCGCTGGTGTATTGATTGCCGACTGTTTCCAGATCGCTTGGCAAAATCAGATAGGTTGGAGTGATATTCAACTCTTCACCGGCCAAACCTTTTTGTTTGCGCATGGCTTTCCGACCATCAGACAATGTATTTACAGCAATAACACCACCTGCACCGGCCAAATTTCCACGATTTGCATGGAACAATGCCACGCCATCAGAAAGAGTAATTGCACCAGCCAATTGAGCGTAAACCAAACGGTTTTCCAAGCGGGACGCAGAGCCACCAAACCCGGCCAAAACCTTATCAAAAGCACGCAAATCATCGTTGATGATCATTTCACGAGAGAACCGAACAACGCGGCCATAACTTACAACGTTGTAGTTTTCACCGTTCTCAGCAAATGTCCCAAATTTGTATTCGCCGGTTTCGCCCTTTTCCAGCAAATCAGGAGCTCCAGAGAGTTGAACAACACTCATGGATTTAAAGTCTGGTGCATTTGGCGCGCGGCGAGCCTAAGTCCGATAGGTTGGCTCAGCTTGTTGGTAGGATGCCAGCAAACGTTTACTACCAACATTGGCAAGAATTTTGGGGAAGTCGGATGTGGTGTGCATTGCACGCTGCGCAATATCAGCGCGAGACATTCCACGGACGCGAATGCCTTGGGCAACAAGCGCATCTTCAGCCATGCGCAACATGCTTTGACCTGCATATTGACGCGCGCCATCCGTCAGCTTGTGTTTTCCGGGGGCCATGCGATGCAAAATTGCTTCAGACATATGCTCCATACGGGTTTCAGTTTCATCAACCACCGTTTCAATATGGCCACGTGGCTGTGCTGAAGTACTCGACTGAGAGCGAGCGGCCAGTGCATCCAGAATCTGACTACGGGCCTGCTCAAGATTTGCACCATCAGCAATCAATTTACGGGATAACTCTTCATCCACGCTATGTTTACGGCAGAGGGTTGTAATTTCAAATTGGCGCTGACGCTCGATTTTAATACCCTCGGCACGGGCTTGTTCGGCGTCCACAGTTTTTTGTTGAGCCAAGCCAACAGCGCCCTCATTCCCTGGTTCACTATCTTTCAGGACGCCACGCTTAAGTTTCTTCCACATTTCACTTTCTCCTTCAGGGTTTTGGGTGCCGCTGTTATCAGACGGCAGCTCACGGATAACAAAATTTACGGGATACAATTGCGATGGAGACTCACCATCATTACTACCCTCACCTCGAATTTGGCTTTGCGCATCGGCAGGAACCGAAACTAAAGACAACTCCATAGGCTCCCAATCGACTGCGCGATAAATAGGCATTTCTCCTACCCGCTCGGTCACTTGGTATTCATTAACGCGATAGCCAACGGAAATATTGCGAATAACACCGTCTTGCACATCACGCCACAATCCATCTAACTCGGTGCGGCGGGAAAACCGGATGGTTGCTCGACCCTCGCCGTTTTCAATCCACGCCTTCTCAACAACACCGATCTGGTCTTCCAGACGGTATCGCTGGTGCGAGTTCAACAACGGCGCACCATTATTCAGCCGGGTTAAATCAATACTGGAATCATCAACCTGCAACTCTTCCGAATAGTTTTGACCTGTCCAATAGTCATAACGAACGACCCCTGCTCCGGTAGTCCATGTCACATCAAATGTTCTCGCCTCCACATTGATGCTGGTAACGGGCAACATGCGCGACTGCATTGGCAGCTGGCCTTTGGGCTCATCTTTTCTCTTTAACATCAATACGACTCCACAAATAATTAAGGCCAGCGGTTAGCTGGCCTCAGTGGGTTGAGCGGGATTTTCGGCTGGGTCTTCTGTGTCAGAAGTATCGGTAGGCAAGGCTTCTTTGGGGGCGGCGCCGGGGTCGTTGTTTAATGGCTGAGGGATGGGAACTTTGCTTCCAAAATCCAATTTAATCCCCGCTTTTGCCAAATCGTCCGAATCTTTTTTAAGCGCTTGAATTTGTTCTTCAGGATCTTCACCCCGGCCCCTAACTGCAGCTGACCAAGTTTTAAGCCCTGCCCGAATTTCAGAAACTTCGCCTTCGACATCCTTAATGGGGTCAACCCACTCCCGACGCGGCGGCGTCCATACCGCTTCATAATCCGAATTAACCCCAAGAATGCCAGCGAGTTCTGCCGCCATTAAAAAGGCCTGTGCAATCGGGTCGCAAAACTGAGGAATGAACATTAACCATGTCCACTGATCCTCTTTTCGGCGGACATTAATTTGGGCAGCGCGAGACGATAGATAAGTGACCTGTGAATAATCGCCAGTCATTTGCTCGTAGGTAACACGTGCGGCTGTTGCTACCGTTCTTCTGCGGTCGCGAACAAAAGCTTCATAACTGGTGTTTTGTGATGGATTGGCAAACTGGACATCTTCACCAGGCCTTAAATACGCCATTGTTCCGGGGGCTAATCGTTCAATTTTCCTGCCCGTACTATCCTTGCCGTCACCAGACGTCATGCCCAGCGAACTACTGGTTCGATCTGAAGTAATAATGGCGGAAAAGCAGGCCTCCACCTTTTTACGCATTAGCTCTGCATCTTGATAATCGGCTAAATCACGCAACTCCATTAAAACTGGAGCAAGACGCGGAGCGCCGCGAACCTGACCGGGACGCTTTACTTCAAAACATAGCAATAATTCACTGGCCGGCACTGGCTTGCTGGCCCAGCTGCGCAAATTTAAATGATGCTCACCGGGGTGGCGGTCAAACATCCAGAACTGCACAACCTTCCCAATAGATGAAAACTCAATCCCCGCAATGATGTAGCCACCATTGGGCAGGTCTTCATTTTTATTGGTATCCAGAAAATCGGGTTCAAGCACCTGTAGCTGCAAAGGAACGGATAACCCATCACTTTTTTTGCGCCACCGAAAGCGCACCAGAACTTCGCCTGATTCAAACTCGGTGCGGGCGGCCAAAGCCTGAAGGCCGTAAAAATCGTGCTTGCCATCGGCATCACACTCTTTTACCCATTTTTTCCACGTTTTATTGAGTCGCTTGTTTTTCCAGTTTGCGACAATTCCGGTGCCAATCACATTTGCAACCCAGCCATCAACAGCTGATGCGCCATAGGCGTTGTTTCTAACAGACTCACGTGAACGATTCCGAAGCGTGCCGATGGCGGGTACAACTTCAGCGTTTGCAGAACCACCACCGGCCTGCCACCCACTGGTACGGCGGCTATTTTTTGCCGCCTCATACCCACGCTGCAGATCTAACGCACGGCGATACTCTTGCCGCTCGAAGCCTGCTTTGGGAGAAAGAAAGCCTATAAGTTTATCGATCCACATAGCCGCTTAATCCCTGCAAAATTCAACAACAGAGGTCATGTTTTTTGACCCGGGAACTTGTGGAGCAAGTGATTCTGAAATTACGTTCCTTGCTTTTAAAAGTTCGTCCATGCTCCGGTATGTAATTTCTTTCCCGTTGTATTTAACGACAAGCTCACCACTAGCGATGGCTTCGTCAATGGCATCTAGTTGTTGTTGAGTAAAAGCCATTATCAGCTCCAAAAATCCGAGGTATCACCAAGCCAGTCACTATCACCGGTAGCATTATTCGGTTGCTGCAAAAGAGAAGACCCCGCAGGGGCGGGGTCTTTTGTTGGTGGATCTATTTCAGAATCAGGCGGGTCTATGTTTTGTTCTGCAAACATATCTCGGCTGAGTGGTTCTAATAATTGCTCCAGTTTTAACCAATCTGTTTCACGGGCTACATGAATCCGCAGGTCAGGGTGCATTGCTGCAGCATAACCGTACACCCAGGTATCCAAAGCCTCGTTACGGCGACCTCTACGAGGAACCCAGCGGTTTCGCTCTGGATCGAAGGCCTCTGCAGTCAGTTGCTCGTAGTAATCAAGATCCAATTGTTGAGAAAAATGGATGCGTCTTTGAGTGATTGGTAATTCAGCATCGGCTAAAAGTCGACCGGTTAATGTTGACTTTGCCGTGTCGGTGCCAATTGGCCAAAGCTGTACACCATCCTTAATTGTTTTTCCGTCAAACTCAACGTCTTGTAATGTTGGCCGTCCAAGGATTGCTCGATTCGGAGTTGATACCCCTTTAATCGCCATAACACGGCGGCTAATTCGCGTCCGACAAAAATGATAGACCTCGTGCGTATGGTGACCGCCTGTGTCAATCGCGGTCGCTTCAATCCGCATTGGAATCCCGAATTGGTTGTGAATTGGCTTTAGAAGCAACTTATCCAAAGCCTCCCACGGCGCGCTTGTTGCTGGGCTACCGGGTAAAACCACTCGATCTAAAACCCAGCAAGATTCATTACGGCCCCATCCAAGAATCTGAACTTCAAGCCGATCATCCTGTGTATCAACACCTGCTGTCAGCAATAAACAACCAATGGGAATAGTACGAAGCCGAAACGGCTCTGCTCTTTCCTTAAGTTCATCGGCCTTGAGTTGTGATGAGCGGTCTTCCCATGTTTCGCCTAGGGCCGTATTGACGAAACGCTTTAATCGGATGTGATCTGATTGACAGTCAATCCATTGGCGAGCTCGCTCTAGCCAGGTGCGCCCTAGCCCTAATGGTGAATACAGCGTGTTTAGGTGATAACCACGAACTAAACGATCAGGAAATTCAGCAATCCATTCGCCGTTTTCAAGCATCCATGTTTTATGATGTTCTTCAATTTCAACGCCGCAGTGCTCGCAAATATACCAAGCGCGGGTTAACTCTTTATTCCATCGAACATTTGACCACTTTAAATGCTGCTTGCCGTGGCAGTCCGGGCAGGGTACGAAGTATCGGCGCCTGTCGGATTTCTCGTATTCATCTTCAATTCGACTGGCGCCTTTGATTGTTGGCGTAGATACAAGAAATACTTTTCGGCGTGCGAAGTTGTTGGTCCGCTCTTCAGCTAAGCCAACTGGATCGCCCTCGCCATCAATATCATCTGGATAACCATCAACCTCATCCAGTGATAAGTATTTAATCGGCATTGACCGCAAGCTAACGGCGCTGTTGGCGCCGCCAATTCTCAGCATGCCGCCGGGAAACTCTTTTAACAGCGTTGTGTTGCCAGAATCACGAGACCGACTGGGTGCAATTTTGCTGGAGAGCGCCTTGCATTCACTAATCATGTTTGTCAGACGAGTCTTAGACCACATCTGCCCAACATCTATCGTTGGCATTACTGCAAGCATTGGGGCGGGGAATCGATCAATAACACTACCGATCCAATTCAAAATTGCTTCTGTTCCTGCAACTTGCGTCGACTTAATAAACACAACACGCTGGACCAGTGAATGCGCGGATAGCGAATCCATTATTTCGCGCATGTAAGGCACACGGCTAGTTCGCCAAGGGCCAGGTTCTGCAGATTCTGTTTGGGTTAATATCCGGTTTTGATCGGCCCACTCACTTACAGTGACACGCGGCGGACGGCGTAAACCACCTGCCCATGCAGAAGATGCTACGCGATAACCATCATTTATCGATAAGCCACTCATTGCATACTATCAATAATGCGATCAGGCATTGATTCGGCTAACCTAGATAGATCATCTAAGACATTGCCGATTTCGTTATCCAGCAACTGGTAAACCTTGTTCGGGTCGGTTTCTGCAGCAAGAATGCCAGAGATGCGATCAGGAATCCGCTCCAAGGCCGCACGCATTGCGGCGGCATTATCTGTTAGCGCTTGAACAACCCGATCAGTCCTCACCAACTGGCCTAATTTGGTCATCAGCTCCAACTCCGCCAATGAGGCCATGTGAGATTCACGTTTTGCTTTAGCGGTATTGAACGTTGATCGAGTAGCAGCAGCTTCAGGCCCACCATCACTGGTCGAAATCAAACCTTCGCCGCCAATAGCACGCTCACGCTGCCACCGTTCCTGCACGCCAACCTTTGATAGATCGGCTGTCTCTGCCAGCTTTTTAAGACTGGCCGACGCGTTTACGCGCTTGCCATCTTCAGACATAACAAGGCGGCCAGTCTTTACAAGTTTTGTAACGTAAGGAGGCTTCCACCCATTCATCGCCGCGAATTCGCTTTTGGATACAAATTCATCGTGATACATGGCTATAACCCTGATTTAACTAGAATAATTAACCTGTCTGGTTAAATTTAACTAACTTTTTAACCCTGTAACTGGGCGAAAAGCGCGCCTGCCCGACCCGTATATCTTTTAACCCCGGAAGGACCCGGAAATTTAAATAGGGGGTCGATGTTGTTGTGCAAAGGCATTGGTCTGGCTGGCTGGCGTCACGCTTGCATCACCTTATCAACAGCGTTGCGCATCAGCCTAGCAAGCGGTCCTTTAGCTAAGGCATCTACATTCAAGCGCCGCTTGATGGTTACGCTGGGTACCATCACGGCGATGGGTATCTCTACTGATCGCTTCTTGCTGTATCGATCAGCACTGGTGCGTTTGTTATGGCGGCTTAATGCATTGCCAGCCCCAGCCAGTTCGGCCAAGACCAACACCTTATTACCTCGCTTAACGAAGTGAAGGTTGCCCTGCGCTGCTAATGTCTGGATCTTCTTTTGCCAAGCACGGTAGCCAATGCGGGTGCTACCACTCTTTAATGCCTTGGTGTTAATGGGTATCAGTAGACCTTTGGATTGTTTAGGCCCAATGTTCAGGCCGGTGATATGGCCAGTAAGCCAAGGGATCTTGCTGGCCACCACCATTACAGGCGGCTTACTCTCGTTCGAGTAATTGATATAACCCTTAAATGCCTTGGTGAAGTTGGCCTTCTTAACGTTCAGGCTTTTGTTGATTTCAGCCCCTATCGTCTTCTCGATAACGGGCTTCATTTCAAACATCGCACGCTTCACGCGCTTATTGATATCGCGCTGCTTATCAAGCGACCACGCCTTAAACTCAGAAGGCCTATATAAACCAGCGTAAGAAATGCTGATCGACATAATCCAACCTCACCGGCAAACAACAAATAAAAAAGCCCATCCTTTCGGGACGGGCAAACTCTCATGGGGTGAGGGTCGAGTGAAAAAGAAAAACCCCGGCAGCGTGGCGGCTGTACCGGGGTTTTGTTTGTTACATCGTTACGCCTGAACGCAACAACTCCAACTTTGCGCTATTTGTATCACTAACGCGAAGTCAGTGCAATAGATTGATGATTCTTTTTCTCAAACTCACGATCCCATAATCTATTCTGAATCAACGTATGCGCCCCGCCGATTCTTAACTGTAAAGCCCGTGGGCCAATCCCCAAGCGCTGGGCATGCTCTTTCATCAACCCACCCTTCTGGTACACCTCAATCATCGTATCCTTCAGATAACCCGGCAAACTACACACCGCCCGATCCACCGCCAACATCTCACCATCAACATCAAACGGCAGGCCATCGCTATTACCACCAGGCACACCCATTAAGCGGGTGATTGAAGTTGTTTTATACCCCAATCCGTTGCTCTCCCGTTTAACGCTCCACTCACCCCACGCCAACAACTTCTTTTCAATCAATTCAATCATTACCAGACCCCTAAAGATCCCCTTTGATGCTTATCCGCTGGCTTAAACCAGTCTGAACCTACAAAACCTATTTTGTGACGCACTTCTTAATTTTTGTGACATGCTTTTAAATAAATGTGACGGGTTATATATAAACAAAAACCGATGTTAAAGCTTTGTGACGGGTGTGACGGGTGTGACGGGCTAACCGCGCATATAGAAAATTGATTATGTTTAAACCATAAACACTCTAACTATAAATACACGCACACATGCGCGCGCCTGATAAGCCCGTCACACCCGTCACAATGCTTTAAGGGCGCACGTTTTGAGGCGTGTCACCCTGTCACATTCGTGACGGGTACACCCGTCACATTTCATCGCCATCACCACGAACATAGCTTTTAAACTTATTCACCTGATCACCAAGCCACTTAGCATCCGTCTGTTCGGTCGTATTCTTACCAATCACCAACACCCGCCGCTGCACTTGCGCCTGCCCACCCAAATCAAGCCACTTTCGGCCATGATCATGGCGGCTACCAATCATGTTGATTACCTTATTCGATGGCAAAGACTTCTCCCCGCCTCGCTCGCAATAGCGGCGATAGGCAATGTATAAATCCTCACCCGCACACGATATAAACGGAAACTCCATAACCCCATCCTTCCAATCACGGTAAAACCGCTCCCAGCTGGGCATTCCGTATTCAATCAAACGGGTTTTAGCGCGGGTCATTGGAGGCTTGCTGTGTGGCGTAAAATCACCCAGGTCAACATTCAGCAGATAGTGATAAAACGCCTCGATCCCACCGTTTTTAATCTCATGGTCAACCAGCAATTGCAGGTCACGCGGCAAAGTTTCTTCCGTCCAGATAATCAAAAACCGGCGATCATGCGGCTCAATGGGTAATGGTTGATGCTCATTAGAAAGAAACACCACATTCATGTGGTTGGCCTCTTCCCATTCCGCTTTAAACTTCTGATTAACACGATGGGTTTCACCGGTTACGGTGTGCTTAATCGTGCCCATGTGGTTGTACTTACTATCCTTGGACAGAACCTCTTCAAACAGCACAAACAGCTTGCGCGATTTCCAATCGGTGTAGCTCGACTCCAATTGATGCTGGCCAAGCGTTGCTGCGTATGCGCCAAATATTTTCTTATAAACACCTTCCCAAAACAGGGATTTCCCCGTGCCATGCATCTCACCGTGCATCAACACACTGGTCGCCATCTTCGCGCCAACATGCTGCAACGGGTATGCAATCCAACGCTTTAAGAACTCAAAAGCCAAGCTGGCATCAGTTTCTTTTTCGCCAGCACACAAATGCGCCAACAACTTCAAAATACCCGCGCACTTACTTACATCTGGATTAGGGATCAACGGCAGGCCATCAAACAAATTGATATGCGTTTCAGGATCGCATTGCTGGGTAGGATCAAACACCAACTTATCCGCATCCATAATCTTGCGGCTTGGGCTGTCTTGCCAAAACTTGTAACTTGAACCCAATGCAGCCTTCAGGGCATCCAAACCCAAAACCTTGCGCTGTGCACCATCCCAAACATTGGTCGTACCGTAGAGCAAAACATAACGCTCCAATAAAACATTAATATCCCCCAGCCCCCCGTTGGATGGCGCCATCGCTGCTTTTATCGTTGATGCCTTGATCTGGCGTTTGTTCGGGTGCGCTAACCACTCATCCCGCAAAGGCTTACCAACCAGCGCAGTAAACGCGCGGTCTTTCATCGTCATCTTTTCCAGTGACGACCAAACATTGGTGGTACCAACAATCAGGGAATAATGCTTCAACAGATGATCGAGATTAACTACCTCGCCGCCCTCGGGCAGGGTCAACTCAGAAAGGGGCGCGGGGGAAGCATCAGGAGCAACTTCAGGAATAACCTCAGGTAAAGACTGGCTTGCAAAATGATCCTTAGCCGCCCTTTCAAGAACAGCCGCAAAAGACGCCCGAACAGCATCAGCGCCTTCGGCTTTATGAAGATCATTAAAATCAACCAGCGCAGGCAAAGACTCATCATCACGAGTCAAGCGGCGAGGCACACTAAATACCGGCAACACCACTAAGGAATTACCAACCTCAGCGGCGGCTTTGTCGGCCTTAATCTTTCCGGCGTGGTTTTCTTTGCCGTCACTGGTCAGCAAGTAATCATCATCAGCGCAGAACACTAAAGTTGAATTTGGGAATCGCTTGCGCAGGATCTTGGCCACGGGCAACAAGTTACCCGTATCGCAACACATATAAACAGGGTGATTGTAAAAGCACTCATGTACCGACAGCGCCGTGGCATAACCTTCAGCCAGGTAGATTGCATCACCATCTTCTGGCTCAGACCCAATACGGCAAGCCGCACCAGCCTTAATCATGCCGTCATTGAATTTTTTAGTGCCATCAGGGGCTATTTTTTGGCTACCCACCAAACGAGCGGGAGAAACAGAATAATCCAGCAATGGCACAATAATATTGCCATCAGCCATATAACGGCAGGCAACCGGCTTAACACCCTTGCGGGTTAAATACTCACTAGTGCCTGTGGTACTGGCCTTATCCAATTGGTCTTTAGCGCGATTAGCCGCACGCTCGCCGGCCAACTTACGCGCATCAGCTTCGGCCTTTTCTTTTGCTGCGCGATCTTTTGCGTATTGTGCTTTTTCTTCAGGAGTAAATTCAGTGAAGTCGACTTCAATCGTAAACCAGTTATCCTGTGATTTATATCCATAAACGCCACCGTAATGAACCGAATTATCGCTACGGCGAACCCATTCATGAATCCGATACCATGCTTTTTTCTTTGGCCCGTAAACCACCTTTTTGCCACTTGTATCTAACGGCAACGGCGGCTCAGGCACATCATTACAACGCATCTGGCTTAGTATCGACTCGATCATTTACGCTTCCCTTTACCCAACACCGCTTTCAGCAGCTTTTTTATTTTGCGTTGCTTCTTCAGAATCTTCGTAATCTGCGCTTTGCTCATACCCCGTTTAGCCCGCTCAAGATTGATATGGGCTTGCTCAAAGGTAGGGTCGGCATGGGTCACTTGAAAAACCGTTTTTTCAGGGCCAGGCGCACGGCATCTGGATCCAAATCAAGAACAACGCACACGCCAACAAAGGAGCCAAGGCCGTTATTCGGGCTCATCACCCGGCGCCACTCCTCAAACTCAAGCGCCCGTTCAAATGGCAAACGCCGGGGCTTATCTGAGCCATCGGGCTTAACGCGCTTTAAAACCTGAATGGATAAATCAACAATCGCGCACCGCAACACGGCAGCCCACAGACCCAAGTAATCACCAACGGGGGAAGCGCTTCCCACATTACAATCCACATCCCACGCGGTACTAATCGGATCACGACTCATACCGACCCCTCAACTTTTGCCCGCTCCATCGGATGCAGGGTCGCTCGGGCCATTTCAACTAAAACCAACAACGACCGTATTGCCTCGTTAACCTCAACCTCAAGGCCAACAAATTGAACGGCTGTTAATGGCTTACCACCCTTCATTACCTTATGCAGCGCACGGGCAACGTCCCCAACCTCAGCAGACATCAAGGTGCCAGCGCTCATCAAATCAGGGATTTCAGCCGTGCCAAGTAACTTAGGCGCCCATAAAATCCCCAATCGAGCCGCCAAGGCATCAGCCATCACATCCTGATGCGTTGGGGTTGAATCAAATATCTGGCACCACCGCTCAAGCCCAAGCTTATGCCCGCTCGTAGGCCTAACTTCAGCCGACAAGGTGTCTACATTCCATTGATGCAAAGCAGCCAAAACACCAATCCCACCGGGGTAAGAATGGGCGGCTTGGTAAGCCGCAACATGAGGGCTCAACGTGGGCTTATCACAACGAACGCGCTTGGGCATGCCGTAAACCTCGTTTTGGCGACATGCATAAACAAAAACCGCATGTCACTATTCAAAAAAAACCCGAGGGCCGAAACCCTCGGAAAAAGCTCACCGGAAGGGAATCCGGCGAACCAGCAGAAAACTAAGAGTCAATTAATTCAGGCCAGATGTCATGCCAGTCGTTGGGGCGCAGGTCTTTGCGAGATACCAGCCCCTTCGATTGTTTTTCTATAAATGACGCCAACTTTTCGCCGCACGGCTTATAGCCATAGGCAATATTTGTCAGGTGTCCGAGCGTGGTTTTGCAGCAAACAGCAAACGCAATTCGCTCTACTTTTGGCATTGAGATCAAGAATGTTTTTAGGTCCATCCCCAAAATATACACCATACGGTGAATATTTAAAACACTTTTTAGGGAATTCACCAGACGGTGGTTTATTGGTTTAATGCGCTATGAATAAAGACCTTGTACAACTGCGCCGACGCAACCTCATAAAATTGATCCAGCTTAAAACTGCTGGCAATCAGTCTGATTTTGCAACCATGGTGGAGAAAAGCGCATCAGCCATTTCTGATATGATCAGAGGCGTTAAGTCGTTCGGGGAAAAAGCAGCAAGGGCAATTGAAGAAAAAGCGCAGGTCGAAAGCGGCTGGCTTGATAATGACTATGAAAATCTCACGTACGCCTTAAAAGATCCAAAAGTGATCTACGGTGATAAAGAAGATGGCGGGGAAAACAATCTCGAAATAGGACACGTTCCTATTAAAGGAAGAATTCCACTTATTTCATGGGTCTCAGCCGGTATGTTTTGTGAAGCGATTGATAATTTTCAACCAGGTGACGCCGAAGAATGGGTGATCACCACCGCAACAGCAAGCCCTAATTCCTACGCCCTTCGTGTTCGCGGCGACAGCATGGAGCCCGAGTTTCCGGCTGGATCAATCATCATTGTTGACCCCCTTAGAGAAGCACTTCCGGGTAATTTTGTAATTGCCAAAAACGGCGGTGAGGCCACCTTTAAGCAACTGACCCAAGACGGGGCGGATCGCTATCTAAAGCCACTAAACCCGCGTTACCCAATGAAATTAATCGATGAACACATGATGATTTGTGGCGTGGTGGTTTCAATGGAACGCCGGCTGGTTTAGCGCGTTATTAAGCACATAAAAGAACAACTTAAAGGCCAGCAGAGCCGAGCGGGTGCACTTCCTGATTATTTAATATCTTAAGGGGTACAGAATGGATGTTTTTGCATCACGGCTAAGGCAGCATGCCGAACACGTTAATAATGTAGGAACGCATTGCGCAACAGAAGAAACCACCAAACAAGCGCTTATGCTGCCACTACTGGATATTCTTGGATTTAGTCCCTACGATCCAACACGCGTAAAAGCGGAATATTACTCAGACTTTACAGGCGTCAAAGCTGGAGAGCGCGTCGATTACGCCCTTTTTTGCAATAACACACCAGTTATGTTTATTGAGGCCAAGTCCTATTCTGAGCAGCTAAAGAACCACTGCCCACAATTGAGCCGCTATTTTAACGCAACACCTGGCGTTACGATCAGTGCCATTACAAATGGCCGTGAGTGGCGGTTTTTTACAGACCTTGTAAATAAAAACATCATGGATGCCGAACCATTTTTAACGGTTCACTTTAACGCCTTAACTGATAATGATATCACCCAGCTTTATCGGTTTCGGCATGATGAATTCAAGCCAGATGCCCTACGCGCCTTAGCTGAAGAAAGCATCTATCTCACCGCATTTAAAGCCGTTA